CAATTTAAGGTAGTTATAGGTGATGAGGCTCATTTGTTTAAAGCTAAATCATTAACTAATCTAATTAGTAAGATGACTGATTGTCCGTATAGGTTTGGTTTTACAGGTACTCTTGATGATACACAAACACATAGATTGGTGTTAGAAGGATTATTTGGACCAGTTGAAAGAGTTATTCATACTTCTGAATTAATTAAACAACAGGTACTAGCTAACTTAAATATAAATATATGTATACTTAACCATACTGAGAAAAATAGAGCAGAACAGTCTAGGGCAACCTATAAGGACGAGATTAATTTTATAGTTGGGCTTCAAACACGTAATAAATTTATTATTAATTTATGTAATGAGCTAAAGGGAAATACTCTTGTGTTATATTCCCTTGTTGAAAAACACGGTAAGGAGTTGTATAGGTTAGCCGAACATCTTAATAGGAAGGTGTTCTTTGTACACGGCGGAGTTTCTGGAGAAGTGAGAGATGAAATTCGCGGAATTGTTGAGCAAGAAGAAGATGCGATTATTATTGCATCATATGGTACTTTTAGTACTGGCGTTAACATTCGTCGGCTCTCTAACGTCGTGTTCGCTAGTCCAAGCAAAAGTAAAATTAGAGTCTTGCAATCGATCGGACGAGGTTTGCGCACTGCTGAAGATAAAGATACCGTTCGATTATACGATTTGGTCGATGATCTTAGACACAGAAAATGGGTCAATTTCACACTCAAGCACTATGGAGAAAGATTAAAGATATACAACGACGAACAATTCAACTATAAAATCCATAAGTACGCTTTAAAGGAGTAGTTATGTCAACAAATTCTCATGCACTAGTTAAACTAACAAACGGGGAAGAATTAATTACAAAAGTTCTGAATGATGATGGAGCTCATTATACTTTTGAAGATCCTGTTCTTATGTATAGGACTATGGCACCTGATGGACAAACCTGGATCCAATGCTCACATTGGTTGTTATTTAATAAAGTGTCAATTGTAAGGATACGTAAAGATCATGTCATTGCCCTAGTTAACGATTTACACGAAAACGTTTCAACTAATTATGAAAATTTTTTAAAAGGGGGATACTCGGAGATGGAACATCGTGATGTGACCGGCAATCAAACGTGGGTAGGAAAGAACTATGAAGAGGCTGAGGATAAAATGAAAGAAGCTTTGCTCAATAGAATGGTTGGTGGCGCCAACACCACTGTACATTAATGGTTAAGAAAAAAGGCACTGGTGCCCATTACGTTGACAATAAACAGCTGTTCGTTGTCATGATTGAATATAAAAAATCTGTTGACGAAGCCGAACAATCAGGTGATACTAAACCTCAAATACCAAATTATGTTGGGCGATGTTTACTTCAGATTGCTAATAGGTTGGCAACAAAACCAAACTTTGCTAATTATACGTTCAAGGATGATATGATTAGTGATGGAATTGAAAATTGTGTTAGCTACATTGATAATTTCAATCCAGAAAAATCACACAACCCCTTTGCTTATTTTACTCAGATAATCTATTATGCATTTCTTAGGAGAATACAAAAAGAGAAAAAACAACTATATATTAAACATAAGTCGCTGGAGCAATCTGTGATTTTTAATACATTAGTTGAAGGTGGCGGCGAACATGGTATTGGAAACAATCTTGATTTTCAAACTGATTATATGATAGATTTTGTTAAGAATTTTGAACGTAAAGAGAAAAGTATTAAACAAAAACGCACAGCCGTTAAGGTAACTGGCGTTGAGAAATTTTATACTAGGAGCTAATAATGGTACAATCGGAAAAGCTGAGCGTCCCAGTCCAAGTACAGTACTGGGTAAACGAACTAAGAGACTCTACACAACCAGTGTGGTTAAGGGACAACACAGCACAAAAACTAGAACTACTTACTTCAGCTATTTCGGACGAATTAGAGAAATATTCTAAATCTAGAACAAAGTATGAACGACATTATGATAGGAAGCGCCGTAAGTGAAAATAGCGTTAGTGACAGATCTTCATTTTGGAGCACGCAATGATAATCAAAAGGTTGCAGTATTTCAAAAGAAGTTTTATGATGAAGTGTTCTTTCCGTATATAGATGAACATGAGATTAATACGGTAGTAGATTTAGGTGATACGTTTGATAGGCGTAAGTTTATATCATACACATCACTGAAGGCTGCAAAGGAAATGTTCTTTGAGCCGCTGAAAGAAAGACAAACTATCCTACATGCTATTGTAGGAAATCATGATATTACATATAAGAATACACTAGAAGTTAATAGTATTAACTTACTGTTAGACAGTTATCCAAATGTATTTGAGTATAGTGAACCAACAGAGATTAATATCGACGGGCTTGATATATTATTAGTCCCATGGATCTGTAAAGATAATGAAGAACAGACGTGGGGAATGGTACATGACACAAAAGCTCATGTTTGTTTTGGTCATCTCGAGTTAACTGGTTTTCAAATGTATAGGGGAATGCCAAACTACGAAGGATGTAATCCAAAAGCTTTTGAAAAGTTCGATCAGGTTTATAGCGGACACTTTCATCATCGAAGCACATCTGGTAATATTACTTACTTAGGAACCGCTTATGAAATGACGTGGTCTTGTTACGATGATCAAAAAGGGTTTCATGTATATGATACTGCAACAAGAGCGTTGACCTTTATCCCAAATCCATATACACTATTCTATAAGCTGTTCTATGATGACACCAATTTGACATATGAAGACTTGAATGGAATGAATTTAGATGCTTTGGCTGACACATATGTTAAACTTGTTATCAAAGAGAAGAACAATCCAGTGATGTTTGACATGTTGATTAATGGAATTGAAGATGCTGGCCCAATTCATTTACAAGTAGTTGAAGATCACTTAAATCTAAATTTAGAAGATGATGATGATATCATTGACGAAGCAGAAGATACACTAACAATATTGGATAGCTATATTGAAAATTTAGATATTAAATCTGATAAGAAAGAACTTAAAGTATTGATGCATGGTTTATATAATGAAGCATTATCTATTGAATGATTGAATTTACGTATATAAGATGGAAGAATTTTGTTTCATATGGAGATGTGTGGACTGAATTACCACTAAATGGAAAAAAAGCTACGCTAGCTGTAGGCGATAATGGTGCTGGTAAATCAACGATGATTGATGCATTATGCTACAGTTTATATGGTAAAGGATTTCGTGATGTTGCAACAACACAATTGGTTAATTCAATCAACACCAATCACATGGAAGTTGAATGTGAGTTCAAGATTGGTAGGAGCAACTATAAAGTTTGTAGGGGATTAAAGCCTAGGTTATTTGAAGTATATAAAGATGAAGAATTACTTAACCAAGATGCTAATGCCCGAGATTATCAAGAGATATTAGAGAAACAAATATTAAAGGTTAATCACAAATCTTTCAAACAGATTGTTGTCTTAGGTAGCAGCAGTTTTGTACCTTTTATGCAACTAAGAAGCCAAGATAGAAAAGAAGTCATTGAAGATTTGCTAGACATTGGTATTTTTTCTATCATGAGTTTGTTGTTGAAGGACAAGGCTTCATATAATAAAACTATGATCCTAAAACTCGAGCAGGATAAAAGCGTAATTGATCAACGGATTGCGTTGGTACTTAAACATATAGAAGAGTTATAGTCCCAGAAAGAAGAAGATATAAAGAATAAGGAGAGTTTGATTGGGAGTATTGATATAGAGCTTGAGACTATAAATTCTGAGATCAAAGGAATTCACCACAATATTAACGTGTTTGAACTAGGTAAAGAAGATGAACTAAAAGTAAAAAAAGAACGTACTACAGGAGAGAAAATACTTGACCAACTCGTTAATAAGCAAAAACACATTGAGACTCGGATTGAGTTCTTTCACAACAAAGATGAATGCCCCACATGCCAACAAAATATTGATCCCGGATTTAAAGCACAAAAGATCACCGAAGAACAAAAAGATCATGATGAAGTCCAAGACGGAATTGTTGGACTTCAAAGCATCCTTGAAGAAAAGAATAAAAGACTTGAAGAAATAAATTCAATACAAGTAAAAATTAACAACTTACAGCACGAGATGATTGATCAACAATCATTGCTTAACAGTAAGAGTATGTATAGAGGAGAGTTGGAAAAACAGGTTATAGAAGTACGTGATAATAAGACGTTAATTAAACAATCAAAAAGTACAATTGAAGAGGATCAAATCTTCAGTGATAACATATATGAAGAAAAAACTAAAGAGATACGTAATAAATCTGTGATTGAGTTAGCTACTAAATTATTAAAAGATACAGGAATTAAATCAAAAATTATAAAGCAGTACATTCCTGTTATAAATAAACTCATCAACAAGTATCTTGCCGCCATGGATTTTTTTGTCCAATTTGAGTTAGATGAGAATTTTAACGAGGTTATTAAGTCAAGACATAGGGATGAATTTAGTTATGCGTCATTTAGTGAAGGTGAGAAGATGCGTATTGATCTTTCCCTCCTCTTTGCATGGCGCGCCATAGCTAAATTGAAAAATAGTGCAAGCACTAATCTATTAATAATGGATGAGGTGTTTGATAGTAGTCTGGACACTAGTGGTACAGAAGAGTTTATGAAGATTATTATGGAGATAGTTTCTGACACAAATATATTCATCATTAGTCATAAGACCGATCTATTAATAGATAAGTTTACTAATGTAATACGATTTGAGAAACATAAGAATTTTAGTCGGATGGTAGCATGAACAAAGAACAAATTATAAGTCGACTGAAAAAAGTATATGATCCGGAGATGGATAGTGTCAATGTATATGATCTTGGTTTAATTTATGATATTAAGATAGATGAAGAAAATTGTTGGGTTGAAATAACTCACACTTTAACAAGTGCGTTTTGTCCATTTGCTGATGAAATTGTTGCTAGTATTAGAGAAGCAGGAATGGCGCCAGGTGTACAACATGTAGAGGTTATTACTACATTTGATCCGCCTTTTACGATGGAATCAGTACCTGAAGAGACACGATTAATGATGGGGTGGTAATATTATGGGTAATTATATAGTTGGTATAACAGCATCGGCGTTTGATCTGTTACACGCAGGTCATATACTAATGTTGAGAGAAGCAAAAAG